CCATGTAGATTTCTGCGTACTTGTCGATCAGGTCGAGCAGGTCGTCGTAGAAGTCCCCGAGCGCCATGTGGTGCGCGTAGGACTTCGTGCTGAGGTGGGCAAGGTGCGTGGCCGTGCGCAGGGCCATGGACTGAGCGATGAAGGAGGGGCAGCTCATGTCAGGCTGCCATGAACGAGCTGCTGGAGCTGAAACTGAGCTTGTCGCGCCATGATGTGTCCTTCTGTTGTCGGGGTTTCGACGGTGGCTCGCGGCCCACGGCCATAGAGGCCACGTAAGCGAGTGAGTCCACCTGGTCGTCGTGGGCACCGGCTGGAAACCTCAGCATCTCCTGTCTGCAGGAGTCGTACCAGTCACCCTGTGTCGTGAACGACACCATCCCCTGCTGCATGCGTCCTTGGAGCGCACGGGCACGGGTCAGTTTGTCAGTCAGCGGTTTCAGGACTGTGATGGAAGGGTACACGCGTCGTTCTCTCATCCGTTTCTTCAATAGAGCTTCGAGACTGCGGTAAATCTGACCGTCCTCGAACCCAAGTTGCAGAGTCGGATTATGCCACTTGGATGCAAGCGTCAGTATGCTGTCAACAATGAAGAACGCGTCACCTGAACGGAACCGTACCTGGTCCACGATGTGCAGCACGTCGTCGTCATCCTGAATACCGACGGTACCGACCGTGTAGTCGTTGTGCTTGCGCTCCGAGATGGCGAAGTCCCAGGCGATGAACACGTTGCACTTCTTGTGACTCGGGGCGAGGGAGCGGCGGAACTGCGCCTTCTCGAAGTACCCCCCGTCGTCAGGCACCGGGTTCTGCTGGTACAGCGCAGACCACCACCGCCCGCCCTTGTTCTGCGCCTTGATCCTGAGGAGCTTGTCCAGGTCATACCGGGCCGGGTGCAGCGCCTCGCCCTTGAGACGCAGGAGTGTGTGGGGGTCCTCTGGGGGCGCGTCGTACTCAATGAGGTTCGTGGCGAGGTTCAGGTACTCGTCCGCCTCGGCGATGGCCGGGTACTTCACCACGTCAAACTGGTCGACGAACCGGTCCTCTGACCCGGTGCGCATCATCGTCTGCAGTCGCCCTGCAAGGTCGTCATCATGCCACCAGGTCTGAATGATCAACACGCCAGCGCCGGGGGCAAGCCGTGAGTACGCGGTGGACAGATACCACTGCCACAGCTTCTCGCGGTTGTCTGATGAGTCTGCGTCCTCAGCGGCCTTGATCGGGTCGTCAATGACGAGCACGTGGGCACCACGGCCCGTGATACCGCCGCCCACACCGGCTGCCACATACCCACCGCGCTTCCCATGCACCACCCACTTCTCTGCTGAGCGGTTATCCGGGTCGAGTTTGGTCTCGGGGAAGATGCTCTGGTAGCTCGGGTCCTCAAGAATGGCCTTCACCTTGCGGCTGAAGTCCACGGCGAGGTCCATGTTGTACGAGCACGCAATGAACTCATGGTCTGGAAAGCGTCCGAGGTGCCACGCGGGGAAACTGCGTGAGGCGAGCTCTGAGTTATGGGTTAGCATATACCCGTACCCGGCGAGGTATTGATGGTCTGGTGCATCCACCTGGATACACACTGTGTCCCCCCGGCCTGCGGGGCGAAACGACAGGAACCGGTGGGGAGAGCGCACTCCGTTGCGGCATCGCTCGGCCTTTCGCGGTAACCGGGCTGCATCCTTCATATAAAACATGACCCGGTACTTCTCACCGCAGTCCATGCCGTTTAGGGCGGCGCGCCCCAGAACCATTGATGCTTTCACCCCGAGGGACCTGACTAAATCCAGCACGTCATGGGCCAAACGCCGGTTTATAGAGCAAAACTCTACCTGCCCGTCGGGGGCTACGTACCCATCGGTATCAATAAGCCCTTGGAGCAGCGCGAGCCTCTGGTCGACCGCCCCGCGCATGTACTGAGCGGGGATGTGCTTGTTACCTAGCACTCCGAGCTCAAACCGCAACGGGGCGGACATACCAAGCAACCCGAAGGTGCCCACAGTAGCCCGGTTGCTCGTTCGCACTCCGTCCGCCTCGACTGCGGCGCGGATGATGTCATAGTCCTGTTCCCCCTGAGTGACAGTAGCATGCTGTGAGCACCCATCGCCTAACCATACCCCGAAGGTGTAGGGAGGGACGGGGAGCTCAGCCGGAGGGCACTGAACCGCGCCGTATTCCCCGAGTGCTGGGGCCCGAGGACTGGAGCGGGCCGCAAGTTGCTGTGTGGTCTTCGTCTTGAAGACAGGGCGCTTACGACATAGGCGGACGGTCCACTCATGCTCAGCGTCGGCGATAACTGACGCCCCGTCATCGGTGGACACCTCAAACAGCTCGCGGTCTTTCCATATCTCCGATACAGCCAGCACTTTAATCGGGGCCCCGGAGGCCCCAAACACCATGTCCCCGGGGCGCAGGTTCTGGATGGGGGTCATACCCGAAGGAGTGGGGATTAGCGTACCAACAGCAAGTGCTTTCCCGTGTCGCGGAGGCATCAGGAGCATGAGGCGAGGTGATTTCTTGCCACGGACATCGTCGGAGAACTTCTCAAGCCTACGGCAGATGTCCTCATGCACCCAACCAGCCTGATACTGGTCGTTCATACGCTTCACAAAGGGCAAAAATCGACGTTTTGAGAGCACCCTGGAGGCCATTTCGGCCTGGGCGGCTACCTTGGGGTCAACCCCGGTCACTTGGAGCCTCCAAGGACGGTAAAAGGGCCTGCGCGGTACCGTTTTCGATGAGTTTTAAGAGCTCCTCGTCCGATAACGAGTTCATTTGCTCCAAAACCATGGTTCCGTTGACCGAGATGTCGACCTTGTGGCGTGTCGGCTCGTAAAAACCGCACAATTTGCCCACCTCACGCCACCCGCTGATCATGGTCATGGGCTCAGACATGAGCTTGGCCATCTCGATCCCTTCGAGCAGGCCGTCCATGACCTTCTTTTTCGTCATGTTGGACTGCGCGATGTAGGCATCTCGCTCGATCGCCAGCGCCCGCTTGATGTTGGGCATCTCCAGCATGCGGTAGATGTAGGACCTGGCCCCAGCGGGGGCGGAGGCCTCAGATATTTTGTACCCCGCACGGAGGTACGCGTTTTTCGGCGTCTCACCAGCTGCAAGATTTTTTACGAACTCGCGCTGCATCTCCGTCAGCGGCTTGTCAGCGGAGATGCTCGCAGCACCCTTGTACGTATTGGACATGGGGGCGCGTTTGAGGGAATCGGTTCTGGCCATAGGGCGTCGATTATAGAGAATCGAGGCTGTGGGGGAAAATTTTATGAAATTTTTGTGGGTAAGTTTTTCTTGATAAATTTTTCTTGATAAATTTTTCTTGATAAATTTTTCTTGATAAATTTTTCTTGATAAATTTTTCTTGATAAATTTTTGGTGCTTAGGGGCGCGTGAGTCTCCTATCCACGTCCCTCAAAACGACACCCCCGGTTCGGATTCGCCTCAAGCGGGACGCGAACATCTCCCCTCGTGGGAACAACGCAGGGAACCAGGTTCCTCCCGCAAGCGGGTCCCTCCTAGTTCCCTGCTTCAGCATCACGGTTGTATCTTCAACTCACTAAGGTACATCATGGCTAAGCTCACTATCGCTCAACTCACCGCTCAACTCAACGCAGTAACGGCGGAACGTGACGCTGCACTCGACGAACTAAAAGCGCTACGTACACCAACACTATCGGAATGCCCAGAGTATCTGCAGGTGGATACACCTGACGTGGTGCTTACACCTATGGATAGCGAGCTCGCCGAGTACGCAGCGCTCCATTGCGCCATCGGGTACATCAAGACAGCGCCCAAGACAACCGTCACCTACTACACCGACCGCTCCGGTCAGCGTTGGTGCAAGACTCGCACCGGGAACCGGGCCGTGTCGGTTATGTGCCAGTAACGTGCTACTGCAGGTACATGGGGCCCCTGCCCCATGTACCTGCTTCAGGTTCACTGTTGTGTAAGTTTCGCGTAATGCATAGCGTGCTGTGCATTCCGGGCAACTTCGCCCATTCAATCACTAGCGTTAAGGAAATATCATGTCTGCTTCTTCTAAAACTTCTGCTACTCAATCCAAGCTCGAAGCCGCTCGTGCTGAGCACGCTGCTCGTACCGCTGCTGCCCAAGCTACCGCTGAGGCGTGCCGCACTGACGAGTCCGAGCCTGACTTCGTACATGCTGCTGCGATCGAGACAATGGTTGACGCAGCGCCAAGCTGGACACGTCGCATCATTGGGTTCATCGCTGGTCTGTTTGCGTCCGCAGCTACATACTATTATGGTGCGCTCGCGGCCAATTTGTTGCTCGCAATGGTCGGTCCCGGGTTCCTCGGATTCGTGGCTTACCTCCTTTGCATCATTGTGCTGTTCATCGCCTCAGCCATAGCTGGTTGGGCCACATCGGGCTTGGTCAGCGGCAACATTGCACTCAGCTCTGTGACCAACACAGTGACCGGCTGGTTCAAGAAACCAGTTCCGGTAGCAGCATGATCCTCGAAGCGCTGGTCGTAGCTGGCGGCGCCTTGCACATGTTGCGAAGCGCTGGGACCTACTGGATTAAGCTGGCGCTCCAACACCCATTCCTC